GCTACGAACAAAGACAGGAACTTGAAAAAACAAAGGAGAAAGCAAATGGGTGAACGACTAATACCAAAGCTGGACAGACTTGGCGCGGAGGCTGGCATCAAGCAGATGACGCCCGAGACGTATAAGTTTGCCATGCTGGTGCGTGCTGATGTGGTAGCGCAGTGGCCTGAGCGCCCTTGGGTTGGGTTGACTGCCGAAGAAGCCGTTGAATGCTGTACAACAACCGCAACACAAACGTGGAAAAACTTTGAAGCCAAACTCAAGGAGAAGAACACATGAAACAAGAAGACATTGAGAAAGCATGGGCGCTACTGTCCATGCACAACACTGAACTGCTACTGGAGCGGGCTGAGCTATTGGAGCGTTTACGCAACCAAAGCATTTGGGAAATCCTCAAAGCGCGGTGGCGCAATATGTTCCGGCTTGAGCGAGGGGGCTGGTAATGAGCACCGACCAAGAGTATTGGGACGCCTGTCTTATTAAGACTTGGCGTAAGGCCGACACTTTGACGGGTACTTTCGTGCTGTTCAAATCAGTCACAGGCAAACGAGCAGACGAATGTGACCCACCTTTGATACGTGTGCCGCCCCTCAAATTTCCTTGGAATGTTGGTGTGCGGGTATTTGTAGCCGAGCATCTGTCCAAGATAAGTGAGCGTTTGTGGAACCAGCCTCCTGAGAAGGATGTGCTGCTGCTGCGCAAACTCAAGGACTCCAAGTACGACACATCAAAGTCCAAAGAAACAGTTCCCGACAGGGAGTTAAATAACGAGAGAGGTATGCTGCACAGAAACCGCAAGCGCATGGGTATGAGCACCTTGGAAGTATCAAACCGCACGCAATCAACGGACTGGAACATAGTAAAAGGCCCAGTCAAAATACAAAGGAGAAGATAGATGTCATTTGCACCCGCACAAAAACGAATAAGGGAGATGCTAAGGGAATACCCTGATGGCCTTACAGTGTTGGAAATAACACGGCAGCTTAACCTTAACCACACCAATACAAAAAATAGCCTGACTGTTATGCCTGACGTTTACATCGACCGCTGGGAGCCAAAGGTAGACAAAGGCCCGGGCAAATGGCGGGCAGTTTACTGCGCTATAGTGCCTCCAGAGAATTGCCCGATGCCTTTTGGAGTACACGATGACCGAGCATGAACAGAACCTACGGGACTTGGCGGCTATGTTTGCTATGGCTGCGCTGCTAGTCAGGAACAAGTACGACAACCATCCGCACGAGCAAGCACTCAATATTGCCAACGCCTTCATAGCAGCGCGGCAGGCCGAGGGTGAAAGCGGGCTGGCCGCAATCAAACCCACACGCAAGAGAAAGGAGCCGGAATGAAACAGAAAGACCTACCCAACTTCGCCGCTTGGAGTAACAAGAACCTAGCGGACTTCTGCACTGAGGCGTACATCCGTATGCAGGAGCAGCAAGAAGAGATCGAGCACTTAAAGCTGGACGCCAAGGCCGCGCTGGAGGCGGCGCGTAGGGCGATGCTGGAGAACAGCAAATGACACCCGAGGGTCTTGTCAAGAAAACAATTAAGGCTGTGCTGGCACACTACAAGGTCTACTACGCCATGCCCCTCGGGGCTGGCTTCGGTGCGGCGGGCGTGCCTGACTTCCTGTGCTGTGTCGATGGCGTCTTCCTAGCGGTGGAGGCCAAGGCAGGCAAGGGCAAGACCACACCGCTGCAAGACAGACAGATTGCAGCAATCCAAGCAGCAGGTGGCCACGCGTTGGTCATCCGCGAGACAAACATAAACGAACTAGAGGAGAAGATACTATGGATAAGAAAGAATTCCACCGCATCAGCGATGTGATCGAGGGCTGCATTGAGAACATGAACGAGATGCGGGTCGAGGCCATGCTGCGTATGTTCGAGTCAATAGCAAAAGCCTACGCCGACAAAGACCACGGGATGATCTTGCTTGAGTTGTTGGACGATGGCGTGATGCTGTCCAGCATCAACGTTGATGAGGTCATTGCTGCTGAACTTATTGGGGCAATGGCTATCAAGATGCAGCGCGACATTATGTACGGCGCACCAGCCAAGGAGATGTTTAATTGAGCGCTCCCTACGACCGCATCTTGACTGCGGACTTTGAAACATACTGGAACAGCAAGACCTACACGCTGTCCAAGATGACAACCGAGGAGTACATACGTGACAAATCTTTTCGAGCGTTTGGATGCTGCTTCCATGAATTTGGAAGTGAACAACCTACTCAATGGGTTCGAGGAGACGACCTACCTGAATTCCTATCTGGAATCGACTGGGGACGAACCGCCGTGCTTGCACATAACGCCCAATTCGATGTATCCATACTCTCGTGGAAGTACGGAGTTACCCCAGCCTTCATCTTCGACACGCTGTCAATGGGGCGGGCTCTTCGAGGATCTGTGGTTGGCAACTCTCTCGCCAAACTGGCCTCCGATTATTCCCTCCCCCCAAAGGGTACTGCTGTTCACTCCACTGACGGCCAAAAATCAATTTCTTGGGAAGTTGAGAAAGAACTCGCCGACTATTGCGCGCATGATGTATATCTGTGTGAAGAAATCTTCAAGCGCCTCGTTGCGGGCTATCCTACTTCGGAACTACGCCTCATCGACATGACGCTGAGGATGTACACCGAGCCGGTCTTGCAGCTTGACAAGCTCATGCTGGTCAATGCGCTAGAGGGCGAGAAGGAGAAGCGCGAAGCCCTGCTCAAACGCCTCAACGTGACGGACGCTATGCTGGCCAGCAACGGACAGTTTGCTGAGTTGCTGCGCACCCTCCATGTGGAGCCGCCGACCAAGAAGAAAAAGCCGACGGTCAAGACACCCAAGCCGGTGGGCGTTAACTTTGCCTTTGCCAAAACCGATGCCATGTTCCAAGCCATGCTCAACGGCGACAACGAGGACGTGGCTGCGCTATGCGAGGCTAGGCTCAAGGTCAAGTCAACGACTGAGCGCACACGGGCGCAGCGCTTCTTGGAGATTGCAGGGCGCGGCCCGCTGCCTGTTCCGCTTAGTTATTATGGAGCCCTCTCAGGGCGGTGGACGGCCAGCAAGGGCAGCGCTATCAACATGCAGAACCTTAAGCGCGGGTCGTTCCTGCGCAAAGCGATCATGGCCCCCGAGGGCCACCAGTTGGTGGTGGGTGACTTGTCGCAGATCGAGCCGCGTGTGCTGGCGTGGCTGGCTGACTACGATGACATGCTGGACATCTTCAGGTCAGGCGCTGACCCCTACGCTGCGTTCGGTGCGCAGATGTTTAACATCCCCGGCATGACAAAGGACAGCCACCCTGACCTGCGTCAGTCGGCAAAGTCTGCTTTGCTGGGCTGCGGCTATGGGCTAGGCTGGGCATCGTTTGCTTCGCAGCTTATGGTGGGCTTCCTAGGCGCACCGCCTGTGCGCTACAACAAGGACTTCGCCCGCAAGCTGGGGGTGGACTCGGCGTACGTGAACAGGTTCATCGACTGGGAGGACAACCTCAAGAAGATGGCGGAGATTCCCCACACCTGCGCCGACGCAGAGCTGCTCATCCACTGCGTGGCGGCCAAGAAGATCATCGACATTTACCGCAGCACCGCACATCCGGTTGCCTCGTTCTGGGAGATGTGCAGCGGCCTTATCGCTTCCTCTCTTGCGCAGGGTCGGGAATTCCGGTATAAATGCGTTGTGTTCAGGAAGGGCGAGATCGAGCTGCCCAACGGCATGAAGCTTTTGTATCCTGATCTGAGGCAGGTCAAGGACGACAAGGGTCGGGTGCAGTGGGTCTATGGCCCCGATGCGACCAAGCTGTATGCTGGTAAAATAACTAACAACATTGTTCAGGGCGTAGCCCGGATAGTGATGACCGATGGGATGCTCCGCGTAGCAAAGAGATATCCCATCAAAGGCACAGTGCATGACGAGCTTATTGCCGTTGTGCCCGATGCGCAAGTGGATGACGCTAAGACTTGGGTCTTGGCGCAAATGACTATGGAGCCGCGGTACATGCCGGGGATTCCGTTGAACGCTGACGGTGGCGCGCACCGTCGTTATGGGTTAGCAAAAGGATAGGAGAAACAATGGCAACAACAGAAATGACACCAATCCCACGGCGTATGCGTGTGGGTAGGAAGATGTACTCGGTCGAGGTAGTCGAGGCGTTGATCGACAAGAACTGCATGGGGCGTGTGCATTACAACGAGCGCCTTATTCAGATTGCATCGCATCGTTCGCCCGGTCGTAAGATTGCTGATGCTGATGTGCGTGATTCGTTTTGGCATGAGACTGTGCATGCAATCCTGTATGACATGGGTCGTGACAATCTGAACCGCGACGAAGCGTTCGTAATTGGTTTTGCATCCCGGCTGTCACAGGCCATAGACTCAGCGAGGTTCTAATGGCAAAGGTAGTGTGGAGTCATTCGGCGCTCAAGGACTATGAGTCCTGTGCCAAGAAGTATTACGAGGTTCGTGTTCTCAAGAACTATAAGTTCACCGAGACGCAGGCCACCATGTATGGCACGGAGTTACACCTTGCAGCAGAAGAGTACATCCGCGATGACAAGCCGCTACCTGAGCAGTTTGAATTTATTAAAGACGCGCTGGACAAGCTGGCCTCATTGCCCGGGCGTAAGCTGGTCGAGCACAAGATGGCGCTGACCGCTGACTTGCAGCCGTGCGGTTGGGTGGGGCCAGAGGTGTGGGTGCGCGGTATTGCTGACCTACTCATCATAGACGACGACAACTTGACAGCGCGGGTCGTGGACTATAAGACGGGCAACAACAAGTACCCTGACCGCGAGCAGCTCAAGCTCATGGCACTCATGGTGTTCGCCCACTTCCCCCACATCCGCAAGGTCAACGCAGCCCTGCTGTTTGTGGTCAAGAACGATCTGGTAAAGATCACTGTGACGGTTGACCAAGCCGACAAAGAATGGTGGAATTACCGCCAGCGTGTTGCCCGCATAGAGCAAGCGCATGAAACAGGGGTGTGGAACCCGAGCGCTTCGCCGCTCTGCCCTTGGTGCCCTGTCAAAACCTGTAGTCATCACCCCCAACACTAGGAGTAAAAAATGGAACCGAAAGAAATTGAAGCCGTTAAAGCGTGGGTAGCAAGAGGGGTTATTTCAAAGCGCGCAACTATCAACAGAAAGTTGACAAGCTACATGCTAAAGCACATAGCAGAAAGAGATATGGGCGTGTATATTAGCAACGAGTCGTTAATTCAAGCGCTAAAGGAACTTGATTTTAGGTTGAACAAAATTACACGTTCGCCTAATTACTATTTCAACATCACTATGAACTACCCCCGCGTACAACACTAAAGGAACATTCATGCCTTATAAGAACCCCGCTGATCGTGACACGTACCCTGCGTATGCGCAGAAGCCAGACATCATAAAGAAACGCGCCGCACGCAACAAAGCCCGCGCTATGCTTGAGAAGGAAGGGCTGGTGCATAAGGGTGACGGCAAAGACGTTGACCACAAGAAGCCCGTCAGCAAAGGCGGCGCTACTACCCGCAGTAACTTGCGTGTGAAGCCAGCGTCAGCCAACAGGTCGTTCGCCCGCAAGAGCGACCACTCCATAAAATAAATAAGAGAAGCAAATGCAAATCATTGATGACAAAGCCCTACTACTAAAGACCCGCAACCCTGACAAGTACTCCATCATCCCCAAGCACAAGATCGTCTCGCAAGAGAACGGCACGTACGAGATACTGGTGTATTGGGGATTAGAGGAAGTCAAGGTACTGCGCAACCTAGGCGTGAAGGATGTCCCCTCACCTATCACGAAACGATACAACTGGCCCGGGCGCTACAAGCCTATGGCACACCAGCGCGAGACGTCCGAGTTCCTGACGCTCAACCGCAAAGCCTTTGTGTTCTCTGAGCCGGGCACGGGCAAGACACTATCGGCGCTGTGGGCTGCGGACTATCTGATGAGTATTGGCAAGGTGCGCCGTGTGCTTATCCTGTGTCCGCTGTCGATCATGCAGTCAGCTTGGCTGGGGGACTTGAGCAACAGCATCATCCACCGATCTGCCGTGGTAGCGCACCACTCGCAGTCTGGTCGCCGTATCGAGATGGTGCAGCAAGACTATGAGTTCGTCATCACCAACTACGACGGGCTGAACCTGATCGCCAACGAGGTGCGCAATGATGGGCGGTTCGACTTGGTGATCGTGGACGAAGCCAATGCGTACAAGACGCAGACCACACGGCGCTGGAAAGCGCTGGCCTCCATACTCGGGCCGGAGACCTACCTGTGGATGATGACGGGCACGCCTGCTTCGCAGTCACCCGCTGATGCCTACGGACTGGCCAAGCTGGTCAACCCCAACAACGTGCCCAAGTTCTACACAGCGTGGCGCGACATGGTGATGAACAAGATAACGATGTTTAAGTGGGCTGCCAAGCCCAACGCCGCCGAGACGGTGCATGCAGCTTTGCAGCCCGCTATTAGGTTCACCAAGGCGCAGTGCTTGGACTTGCCTGCCGTGCTGACTACCACCCGCCTAG